TTGTGTAGGGTTTAACGGTGATCATTTCTACCGACCTGCCCAACAATTCGGTGATTGGATTGAATATACAGGCTCTGTAATGTTCGTAGACCCCTCTGGTAAGGGTAAAGATGCTACAGGTTATGCCGTAGTCAAAATGTTAAACGGTAATCTATACGTCCCTGACGCTGGTGGACTTAACGGTGGCTATTCAGACGCAGTTTTAACAACATTATCCAAGATAGCTAAGACCAATAAGGTAAATACCATTCTCGTTGAATCAAACATGGGTGGGGGTATGTTTGCAGAACTACTAAAACCCTTCCTTATGAGGTATCACCCCTGTGAAGTACAGGACGTTAGAAACAATAAGACCAAAGAATTAAGGATTATAGACATCCTAGAACCTGTAATGAACTCTCACAGGCTAATAATAGACCGCAAGGTAGTAGAAAAAGACTATAGATCTAACCCCAACGAAGCACCAGAAAGAAAACTAAAGCTACAACTCTTCTATCAAATGTCACGCATAACAAAACATAGAGGTTCTCTTGTACACGATGACATATTAGACGCTCTATCAGGAGCAGTTGCCTACTGGACTGATTACATGTCTGCTGATGAAGACCGTAATATAAAATCCCGTAAAGATGAACTTCTATCAATTCACTTAGACAACTGGGGTTCTTACCTAAACAACTCCGTCACACAGACAGCACTAGGTATGACCCCTAAACAGATAAGTAATTCTAATACCTCTAATGATGGATTTATAAGCAATTCTTATTAAGTCGTACTTGTAGATAAATAACACCCATTCTCATGAAAGGGGGGGACTATAGGGGGGGATAGCGACCATAGGTAGATAATAGTTAGATTATGTCAAAAGAATGTAAGTAGTAATATGCCACTGCATATTGCTGCTTAGTTAAGTCCATATTAGATACCCTCAGATAAGTACAAAGTCACAAGATCTTACACAGAACAACTGCCTACAGGATTATCTACTAAAATAAAATACATAAGATCCCTATAAGACACTTCTGGGCAGTCTATAGGGATCTTATAGTCTTCTTATAGTTAACTTATAGATAACTATTAGTTACTTATAGATAACTATTAGTAACCTTAGAAACCGTCTACTAAATATTTTTGACAAAAAAATTTGAAGGGTTTACGCATATATACAAAACTAAAAATCCCCCCTTATATATAGACTTTTTTGTAGATTCTTACTATAACTAGACTTTTTATTAGCAGTACTGTCATAAAGACAGCACTACAGACTAGTAATAACTAGGGTTTTAGGAACTTTGGACAAACTTTTGGACAAATTGGACGATAAAAATAGAACAACGGGAGGGGATCTAGTCTAATTGTAAAGTTTTGTTTCAATATTTGTTATTTTATTTTATCGATGTCCACTAGTAGTTAATACTACAAGCTAGTACTAGTTAACTAATAGATAACTAATAGATAGCAGTACTAAGTCCCAGTTATTAATTAATCAAATGATTACTAAAACAGAACCATTGAGAGATCAATTAAAAGATCTTAACGATAGTCTTAACCAGGAAAGAAGGGAAGACAATTCTTGTTATTTCTTTCTTAAAGATGAATCAAAGAATAAGTATCAAGAGTTGATAAGAAGTCTTCATATGGATGAATTACCAAATGATTGGAGATATGAAACAATTAAAAATCTTGTTTCTAGTTTCCTTGAATATTATTCAGAGGATGAAGAATTAACTTATGACAACTTGCAAGATGCTTTAAGAGAATCTATTGCAGATAATCTTGCTGAAGTTTCTAATAGTTGTTTATTTCAATGGCTTGCTGAAATGCCATCAAGAGCATCTTTTGAAGATATGTCTTCAGTAATAGGCATTATGGATGATTCAGTAGATCTAGGCTATTTAGCCAGGTTAAGACAAATAGAGGAAATAGAGATTATGGGAAGTAATCTTATTTACCACTTCACTCAAGATCAATAAACCTTTTAGAAAATCCCTTAAAGGGTCTACGGACCTTTTAAAGGGTTCTCTCATAGATTGAACTCTAACCGCCCAGTTATTAATTATTAATTATGTCTAACTCTTTTAATGCTGTTGCTAGAAAGCATCAGTTAAGAATAGCTAAACAAACAATAAAGAATCCATTCTTAGCTTTATTAGGTGGGATGACTTTAGAAGATGCTGAAAGAATTGTTATGGAGTCTAAAAAATGACCTCTAACAATCATCAGGAAGAGAGCTTAAAAGCTGCTAAACGTGCAGAGATCGAGAGACTATGGTTTTCAGAGGAAGCAACTAATGAAGACTTACTGCAAGCCTATAAAGCTCTTGATGTTAAAAAGGAGGATCTTTAATTATGGATCTTTCTTATTCTGATTACTGGGAACATTATGAGTTCCTGGTTGATGATATTTATAACAATGGTCAAGGTTATGTATATCATTCTGAAGCTGAAAAGCAAGCTATGGATTACATGAATAAATGTGGTTACAGAATCAAGCCTAATTAATTTTAGGCTTCTTTCTTTTTATTTTTTTTATTGTTGTTAGTTGCTTATTATCCTTAGCAAAATCTTTAATGAACCTTTTAAGAATTTTTTTGATAAGAATTTTTAACAGGCTCATTTGAGTCTATTGTCCCAGAATTTTATTTAATTATGAAAGTAAAAAACTTTTCAAATATCCCTATCAAATTTCTTATTGGAAGTTGTATAACTTTATCTGATGAGGATGAGGGTAGGGTCGTTAAAGAGGTGTGTATGGACCTGGATAGACATTCAATTATCCTTATTGATGAAGATGGAGATGGGATGTACTGGGAAAGTCTGAAGCATGCGTCTATCCAATTCAGAGGGGGTAGATAAATGAAACCTCAAATAATGACATCAACAGATAATCAAAAGATTATCGACATACATGGTAGTCCTTTTATTATTCCAGATAATCAAGTATCAGATAAATCTGAAATGATTAAGTGTGAATTTAATATGCTTAGTGATGACCTTGAATATTTAATTCAAGACCAGTTAGATAGCTATACAATGTATTTCACAACAGCACAAGAATTACTGCACGATAAACCTTTATCTTTTAAAAACATGGAAGGTATAGACGAATTAAGTTGTTATCAAATGGCAGACTTACATCAAAGGTTATACCACTACCTAAAACCTTTTAAAAAGGAGGATAGCTGATGAGTGATTATCCGTACAACCTTACAGCGATAGCTACGCATTTAAGGGAGCTTGCACAGTCTATTGCCAGTAAACTAGACATCAGCGAGGATGATGCCTGGGATCTTTGCATGGAGAAACTAGAATCTAAGTTCTTAAGAATGAAAAGGGAGGAGGATCAATGAATGAACCTAACTCTCTTAAATTTAATTCTCTTTACCAACTACAAAAAAAAGATAAGTTTAAAGAGATGTCTACAGCACAAAAAGCTTTTGTTCTAAAATACATTTCGCCTTTAGGTTATTACAAATGGCATAAAATGGCTTATGGAATGGCTATAAGAACAGAAAAAAGACCTGACAAATACACTCCAAATATATTGTCTGCACCTGCTTATTATTTAACAGATCAACTTGTAGAAGCATTTATAAATACATCTGTAAATAAATTAAAGTTAGATAAAAGACCTAATATTATTAACCACCAGTATTTTGTGTTCCAATCTCTGGGTATCAATCGTGCAGCTTATTGTTTATGTACTGAACATGAAGAGAGAACTCATGTAAAAGTTGCTTGTTCAGGCACAAAGTTTGATCGAAAAACTGGCATAACTTTGAAAGAATCGAAAAATACTTTTTTTAAATCAAACCCAATGTTTAATTTTCACATTGATTGGACAGATTTAACGAGTACTTACTCCAAAACCTTTAAAAAAAAGGCTTTACCTGTTTTTGAAGAACAATTTAATGTCATTGCTAATTTTATTTTGTTTATGAATCAGCAACCTGATATTACTTATGAAAAAGTACCACCAAGTGTAACTTTACCGATACAAATAAACGTAAAAAGGCAAGATAGGTTTCAACCTAGACCTGTTACTTGGATAGGTAAAGACTTTACTGAAAGGGTTATTAAAATTAAACCTGAGTCTGATGAACTACTTGTAAGACATCCAGGCAAACCAAAGCGTTCTCATTGGAGGAGAGGGCATTGGCATACCATATTACAAGGACCAAAACGTAAACAAAGGCGAATGAGATGGTATCAACCTGTATTTATCATGGGGAATAAAAATGATCCAATGTCCTAACTGCGGAAGCAATAGTATTGCTTATGGTCAGACAAGAGACCGACCTAACGCTTCTTATGTGTGGAGGTCAAGAACTTGTAAGGAAT